TGTTTGATTAATTGTCTTTAAATATGATGTAAGTTCACGATAACATCTGTATAAAAAATTCATTATAGTTTTAAAATTTGTGTATTGTATTTGTAAATTATTTATATCATTTTGATCATTTGGATTAAATGTTGATACAAAGTTTGGATTTGGAATAGTAACAGATGGAATTATAACTTTTAAATACATTCTACTAACTAAATCTCCCACTCTATCTAATGTACATGATATTGTATTATTAAAATTTTTAGTTCCACTAAAGGTTTGTTCAATATTTTCTATCGCAAAATTTGTATATCTTCTGTATACAATTTTAAAAAATGTTATTTGAGGCATGCCAGTTAAAAATACATCGGCTGCCCCATAGGCTACAATTTGTATTAAACCTCCTGTCATTATAATATAATAATATAATATTATTATTATATATATTAAATCGACGGGATGAACTCCCAGTTTAAATGATTACATATTTTTTTCCAAATTACATCCATGTCCTTTATTTTTTGGTCTGATTTTAATAAGTGGATAAATTGTAAGATATAATCTAATTCAATTAATTCACATAGTTTATAAATAATATATGAATAACTAATTAAATTTTTTCTCACATTCGGTTTGTAAATCTTAAACGGCTCTTGAACTTCTCTAAACATTTGACGCAATTTTTCTTCTTTATCTCTTGCAATTTGTGGTGGTTCTTTTCCAGTTGTTTTAAATATAATATATGGTATATCATCATAGTATTTATTTAATGATAATTTACGTAATATTTCACGCATATAATAAGGTGTTATGTTTTTAGTATCATTTTTTAAATCATATTTATTAATCTCTTTTTTAATTTTTTCACATATTTCTTCAGATAATTCAATTACTTCTTTTCCTTGAATTTTATTTAACCATTCATTAAAATGATTCATTGTCTTATATGCAACATATGTTTTTGTATCATTACATTCTTCCTTATAGTTAGGTATATCGCTTTCTACAAGAATCATTTCACTTGCTCCACAAATTTTACACACCATCAAACCATTATGTAAATCTAATATCATTTCATCATTACATGCTTCACATTTTTTATAAACATTATCAAATTTATTTTTCTTTTTATTTGACTTAATAACTGTGTCTTTGTCAACTTTTGATAAATATTGATTCAATAAATTAAATTTATCATTCGCATCATCTTCATAATCCATCAATATATCAAATACTTCATGATAATAATCATATTCATCATATAATGATAATTGTTGAATTTGAGACTTAAGTTCTTGACTCTTTAGATTAATTAAATTTTTTTCAGAAACATTTGTAATAGTTTTTAATTGATCATCTAATTGAGTGATTTCTTTTTGTATTTCTTCTATTTTTACTTTATTATTATTTAAATCACTTGTAATTTCTTCGTGTCTGGTAGCAAGGTTTGACTTAACTGGTTGTTTTTTAATTGATTGCAAGATTGAGTGATACTTTGAATTCTTATTTTTAAACATATATATATAAATAAAAGAGGCTCTATATAAAATAGTATAGTTTTTTAATTCGAATTAATTCTTTTATTGAATATTTTTTTTCTTTATAATTATTATATATATATTCAAATGGGTGGCGGTTTAATGCAATTAGTAGCTTACGGCGCACAAGATGTTTACCTCACAGGTAATCCCCAAATCACATTCTTCAAGGTTGTCTATCGCAGACACACCAACTTTGCCATGGAATCCATCGAACAAACATTCAACGGAACAGGAGCCTTTGGTAACAAAGTCCAATGCCCCGTTGTCCGCAACGGTGACTTAATCACAAAGATGTACCTCAGAACAACTGTCTCTGCTGGAACCTCAATTGGAGCAGCTGGAGCATACTCCAGCATCAAATGGGCATGGGTCACATCCCTTGGACACGCACTCATCTCATCAGTCGAACTCGAAATCGGTGGAACCCGTATCGACAAACACTATGGTGAATGGTTAACCATCTGGAATGAACTCAGCAGAAAGATCGGACAAGACCGTGGATACGATAGAATGATCGGAAACGTCGAAGCATTAACAGTACTCGACTTCCAACACCCTGCATACACAATGTGGGTTCCCCTCAAGTTCTTCTTCTGCAGATTCGATGGATTAGCTCTCCCCTTAATCGCTCTCCAATACCACGAAGTCCGTATCAACTTCGAATTCCTCCCCGTTGAACAACTCTTATCATTTGAAGCCGCATCAGGAGCAACAGGAAAGGGATTAGCCACAGCACTCGGACTCACACTCTCCGACTGCTCTCTCTATGTAGACTACATCTACCTCGATTCTGAAGAACGCAAACGCTTCGCCCAAGCCTCCCACGAATACCTCATCGAAGCCCTCCAATTCCCCGGATCAGAATCAATCACAGGTGTAAACTCTAAATTCAGATTAAACTTAAACCACCCCTGCAAATTCTTAATCTGGACTGCCAAGTTAGGACGTTACACCAATGGTAACACAGTCTTAGCTTACCACCCAACTGATACATATGCCACACAACTCGCAGCAACAAAACGCTGGGTTCTTAAATATGCAGCTACAGCAGTAGCCGGTTTTGCATTAACCAATGTATACGGACAAATCCAACCAGTCGCAGGTAGTTCAACAACAACCGATATATTCAACAAAATCAACCCCGTAGCAATCGCTAATAACGCTGCTGTAGGTGCTGTTGCTGATGTTGATAACGTCACAATCCTCGGAGAACTCTTACCACTCGATTTTATCTCCCAAACAGTAGCATCATGGGTAACTACCTCAACTGTTGTAGTAAACTTTCCATCAGGAAGTGTATCTTGGATAGTTCCAGCAGTTACCGCAACTGCTGGTGATGGTATCGCTGCAAAGGACATTGTCCTCTACCAATGGGACAACTTCGGTAACCAACTTGACGGAACTGAAAACACAGTCAACCAAGCCTTACTCCAACTCAACGGACAAGACCGTTTCTCCCAACGCGAAGGAATGTACTTCAACTATTGCCAACCTTGGCAACACTTCAGCAACACCCCCTCAGACGGTGTTAACGTATACTCATTCGCCCTCAACCCCGAAGAACACCAACCTTCCGGAACATGCAACTTCTCCCGTATCGACAATGCAACACTCTCCATCACATTCGGACGTGTCAGCGCACTCACAGGAGCAACTGAAGGAAGCTACCTCACTAACTACCTCAACTCTGGATCATCAACATCCAACTTCAACGTCTGGGCAGTTAACTACAACGTCTTACGTGTCATGAGTGGAATGGCTGGACTTGCCTATTCAAATTAGAAAGGGTATTATTATTATTTTCAGATTTGGGATTTTTCCCAAAGCCTGACAAAAATTGAAAGAAAAAAAAACTAACTTAAAGACATATTATTTATATATAATATATACATAATGTCTCTCTCAAATCGTACCAAAACCAACGTAAAAGTTGAAGAAAAAATAGAAATTAAAAAAACTGTTCCAATTATTGAAAAAAAAGTTGTTGAAAAAATTGTTCCAATAACAAGAAAATACATTGAAAAAGTTATTGTTGGTGAAAAAGAAGAAATTGAAATCAAAACAAAAATTACAAATAAAAAAATTACAACAATCACTCATAAAGATGTTGAATTCAAAGATAGGAAATATACTGTTTGTTATACAAGTTTTAATGATGAAGATATTTTATTTGTAATTGATTTTAATAAAAAAGAACAAGTAATATATAAAAAATGGCATAAAGTTAATTCAGGTGATTATATAGCAAATACATATTATGAAGATGATGAATATAAAATGAAACGAGATTTATATTTACATAATTTAATAATGAATAAATTAACATTTGATGGGAAAGGACAACATCATTCAATTGATCATATTAATAGAATAGGTCGTGACAATCGTACAGAAAACTTACGTGAATTAACACAAAGTCATCAAAACATAAATCAAAAAAAGAAAGAGAGAAATATTGAATTACCTGCTGATTGTGGAATTAATCCCCAAGATATTCCTAAAAATATTTATTATAGAAAACCAGAAGGTCTTCATGGAGATAGATTCTATATTGATATTAAATTTACTGAAAATCCGTTTAGATGGTATTCAACAAGTTCAAAAAATATTGATTTAAAAACAAAATTACAACATGCAATTTTAAAATTAAAAGAATTTAAAACAAACAATCCTGAATATGCTGAAATATTAGATATTGTAGATAATGTTAAACAACGTAATGAACTAATTGTATCATTCAACGTAATCCTCATGAAATCCGGTTTCCCCCAACAAATCATAGACAAAAACTTGGCACCCCTAGAAAAAGTCCCAGAAGAAAAAATAAATATTGAAGCAGAAAATTTAGCAAAACAATTAATAGACATTGGATTAAAAGGCGTTAAAACTAGTTTACCTCCAGACTGTGGAGTAACACAAGACATGATCCCCAAACATTGTTATTATAAACCAGAAACAGAAAAACGTGGCGGTAAGTTCATTATAGAAAGACATCCTGTTCTTATAGCAAAAGGTGTTAGACAATGGGCAACAACAGAAAGTAAAAGTAAAACTATTAAAGAAAAATTTGATTTATTAATGGAAAAATATAATGAATTGGAAAAATAATATTTAGATAATATATAAATATAAATGAAAAGATTAGATAATTATGTTAAAATGATT